GTTTAATCCAGCCCAAGAGGGATGGCTGGAACCATTTAGTCGCTCGTGCGTCCGATGTTTCAGGTGGCGCAGAAGGTACACGGTCGTTATTTGACGACACAGGGAATATAGAGCATCGTAGGGAAAACGTCAACACTATGAATGAAGAAAATCAGGAAATTATCGAGAAAGTTCTAGCCTATAAGCTGGAGGAACATCCGACGTTGCCGGCACCGAATAAGCGGCAGCGCCTGGAGATGATTGAGAACATTGGCCCGGAGAAGGTGCTTGATCTGTTTCTCATGAGGGAGAACAAGATTAAGGCTGAGCAGAACGATCCGATGCGCTATGGCCACGAGCTGCCGCACTGGCCCGATGCAGATAAGCTGCTAGAGCGCTATAATGAGCTGGTCGTCCTCGGCGGGAACCGCTCTGGTAAAACCGAGTTCGCAGCCAAACGTATGGCTGAAGCTTTTATTGGCACTGACCTTAACGGCCATACACCCGACTGGATCAAGGAGCGTCACGGGAAACGTAACATCCGCATCTGGTGCCTGCACACTACCCACATGACCAGTGTGTCCGCCCAGCAAAACGTCTTCTACAAGTACCTGCCGCCTGAGATACGGAACATCAAACGTACTAATCATACACAGATTAGTTTTAGCCAGAAGAACGGCTTTAGCGACAATACGGCTGTGTACATGGGTAACCAGATCTGGTTCCTTAACTACGCCCAGGACATTAAGGTCGTCGAAGGTGGTGAGGTGGACTACGTCTGGTGCGATGAGCTTGTCCCGCAGAACTGGCTAGAGACACTCCGCTACCGTCTGGTCACCCGCTCGGGTAAGCTGATTGTCACCTTTACCCCAGTGCAAGGCTACACCCAGGTCGTGAAGGAGTACATTAATAGCGCCAAGGTGACGGCTACCCGCAAATCTCCATTGTTACCCAATAACAATGTTCTAACCGTCCCCAAGGGTGAGATGCCCTATATGGCTGAGAACCTGTATGGCCGGCACGCTTGTATCTGGTATCATACGGAACTTAACCCGTACAACAACTGGGAGCGGATGAAGCAGGAGCTTTCGGGGCGCTCCAGCCACGACATCAAGATCCGCGCTTATGGTTGGGCAGATCAGACGGCTGGCTCCGAATTTCCCATGTTTGGTGACCATAATCTGTGGAAAGGTGACGCGGAGGACGTTATTCCTGACGGGAGCAACTATATGGCTGTCGATCCGGCTGGGGCGCGGAACTGGTTTATGCTCTGGGCTAGGGCAGACAAGCACGGTATACTGTGGGTCTACCGTGAGTGGCCCGACCAAAGCTACGGTGAATGGGCGCTGCCTAGCGACAAGCCCGACGGTCGAGCTGGACCGGCACAGAAGGCGGGTGCAGGCCGCGGGGTCAACGAGTACACTGAGCTTATCTGGAGCCTGGAGACTGCCGGGGACAAGCGCGAGATGATCGTGGACCGTTGGATTGACCCAAGGACTGCCGGCACAGAGACGATCACTAAGGACGGCGGTGTCACCGTACTTGACCTGCTTAGTCAGGCTGACAATCCACTCATCTTTACGCCCGCTGCTGGCCTGCCAATTGAGGAGCGGGTGCTATTAATCAATGATCTTTTGTCATGGGATAGAGAAAAACCAATGGTAAAAGGTGAAAACCACCCAAAACTGATGGTACATGAGTCTTGCCAGAACTTGATTTATAGTTTAAAGGAATGGACTGGACAAGATGGACAAAAAGGTGCTAGTAAAGATCCTATCGACGCTTTAGGGTATATGGTTGTGATGCAGCCGCAATACTTTGGCGGCTTGGATTGGGAAAAGCAATCTAAACGAATGTCTATGACCGGAAGTTATTAAATATGATATCGCCAGTTGATCCTTTAGCTATTGCTTCTGATACGCCTGACATTGGCGAGCTATTGAGCGAGTACAACCGCTCGATGATTAACTCGTCACAGGGCAACTTGGTGACTAAGTTTGATAACATCCGTTTTGCTCGCTGGGCAGGACAGACTGATGACGGCAAAAAGCACAGTACTGCGCGCCCCGAGGGTAGCCCGGCATGGCCGTTTGAAGGTGCGAGCGACGTTCGCAACCGCCTCATCGACTCGTCCTGCAACGAACTCTCCGCACTGCTCGTCACAGCCTTTCAACGTGCAACCATTCGAGCATCCGGGGTCACACTCGATGATGCACCGATGAGCGGCATTGCGACGAACCTTTTGCACTGGATTCGTGACTCTAAGATGCCGCAGGAGCTGCGTAAAGAAGCTGAACTTGGCGCTCAGTACGCTTTGCAGTACGGTTGGTCTGCATTCTTCGTAGGCTGGCAGCAGAGTATTAGCAAGCGCACACAAGAAATTACCGCTGAAGAACTCTTCCAGATGGCCGCGCAGGCGCAGGGCTCTGTGCTTGCGGAACTGCCGCAGATGATCCTTGATGCGCCCGACCAGGCTGCTGCGATCATTCAGGCTGCAATCCCTGACCTTGATGCCGCGGAAGCCAAGCGCATGGTTAACGAGATGGCTACAACTGGCCGTGCAACGTATGACCAAGAGTACGTCAGCCGCAATCTTCCCGAGATCGTTGCGCTTAAGCCTTGGGATGAGATCATCGTTCCACCAGAGACGGCTGACTTGCAGCGATCACGGGTCATTTACCGTAGGACATGGATGTCTGAGGTTGAGTTGCGTGAGAAGATCACTACGGAAGGTTGGGACCCAGCTTGGGTTGAGCGTGCGCTGCAACAGATCGGAAAGAGCAGCACGTTCTACAACATCAACCTGCTGCCGACAACGACCATGTTGGTTTACAACGGCGTAAACTACATGAACATGGTGGAGGTTGTTTATGCTTACACGAAGAGTCTCGACGGAAAAGCTCCCGCCATCTACTTCACCGTTTTTTGTCCGCAAGCCGCGTCCAATCGAAAAGAAGATGCAGCCTCGTGGGCTATTCATCAGCGACTTGATTACGCTCATGGCGAATACCCGTTTGTGGAATTCCGTCGTGAACAGTTGCGCCGCGCTATTACTGATACTCGTGGTATACCCGAACTGGCTGTCACTGATCAAGACGAGATCAAGGCGCAGCACGATTCCATTCGGGATCACACTGCCTTCTCGACTCTACCTCCCATCAAAGTCGTCAAACGAATTGGTGCCATCAACAAGGTGGGCCCAGGAGTACAGCTCCCTGTCGTAAGTCCAACGGACTACAGCTTCATGGAGCCGCCGGCACGCGAGCCTACGGTGGCGTTTAACTTAATCAACCGCGTCGAGGCCAACCACGCTGCTTACTTTGGCACGATTAATCCGGCAATACCTCCAGCAAAGACGCAGATGCTCCAGCAGTTGCTCGTTAATAGCTGGTTGCTTAGCTGGCGTAGCATCTACCGGCAGATGTTTGCGCTGTGCTGCCAGTACATGAGTCCAGAGGAGATCATGCGCGTCACCGGCGGGCAGTTGCCGCAAAGCATGTCTGAGATACACAACGAGTTCGATCTTAACGTTCGCTTTGACGTGATGGACATGGACAAGGAGTACATCGCGCAGAAGATCGACTTCCTCACGAAGGTTGCTCAGTTGGACACTGGTGGTGTGTTAAACAGAACACGGCTGACCGAGATGATGATCCAAGCTATCGCGCCTGAGATGGCAAGCGAGCTTATCGTGAATCAACAGCAGGCCAGTGTGCAGATGTTCAAGGGTGTGCAAAGTGACATTGGCAACATGCTGCTCGGCAACGAGGCGCTGTATCAAGAGAATGACCCGGCTGCACAGACTAAGCTGCAATACGCGCAGCAGGTGATGCAGTCCAACCCGAAAGCGCAGGCGGCGCTCCAGCAAGACGAGAACTTCCGGGCGCTCTTTGAGAACTACGTTAAGAGCCTTCAGATGTCTGTTATGCAACAACAGAACGCGCAAGTTGGCCGGATTGGTGTAACTCCTGTATCTCAACAATGACGGAAAATCAAAAGGACGCCTTTGGCTTTTCAGGGAAGAACTCCGTCTGGAGCGAGGTGTTAAAAGTTATTGAGCAGTTGCAAGAGCAACATTGGATGCTTGCTATAAGTAAAGACTGCAAAGGAGAAGATAGGATACATGCGGCAGGGCAGGCTGACGGAATTAATTTACTTTTGAGCACACTTATTGAATTAAGAAAACAAGCTAGAGAATTAAACGGCTTGACAACAAACGAAGATTTGGCATAACGCTAAAAGCGGGCTAACCAGCGTTACTGGTTTGATTAAATAAGGACTTGCTACCTATTAGCATGAACGAAACACAATCACAGCCTGACGCCGGGAGTCAGGAGGCAGGCAGTACACCCGTTGCATCAAAACTCGGTTTGCTGGACCAGCAAAGTCTTAGTGACCTGCTCAAGTCTGGTTTCCTTGACGAGAAGGAGGCGACTCCCGCCAAACAGGAGCAGGCAGAACCTGAAGTAGAGACTGAGGAGCCAATTGTGGACTCGGAAGTTGAAGCGCAGGTGGAAGCCGATCAGCCCATTGAAGAAGAAGCTGAAGCTGAAGAAAGTTCGTTAAGCAAGGGTGTCCAGAAGCGCATCAACAAGTTAGTTGCTGCGAAGAAGGCCGCTCAAGCTGAACTGGAAGCGCAAAAGTCGCGTTTGTCTGAACTGCAAAGGGAACTGGAGACTGCAAAGTCCTCGGTGCCGGCAAGACAGGTGGACGTATCTGATGTTGTCGAGCGTTTGTCTACACTTGAACAAGTGAAGGAAGAGCGCCAGAGAGCGTTGGATGTCATTTTGTGGTGCGAAGAGAACCCGGATGGTGGAGTCATCACCCTGCCCGATGGCACGGATAGAGATCTCACCGACCAGGAAGTTCGCAGCATGAAGAGACTGGCGATTCGGCGCAAGGAAATCGAGCTGCCAGCCCGCGAAGAGTACCTGCAACAGCAGTCCTACGTCGAGGGTGAAGTGGTGAAAGACTTTCCTTGGTGGAGCAAGCCAGAGACTGAGGAGTATCAAACTGCTCAACAGATTCTGCGTGAGTTTCCAGAGCTGAAGAAGCGCCGGGCAGATTGGAAACATGTAGCTGGATTATTAGTTATGGGAATCAAAGCCTACGGCGAAAAGAAAGCACAGAAGAAACCAACTGCACCGATCAAACGCGCCCCTGCTCAACCGTCGATTAAGGCGGCACCTGCAAGGACGACCCAGACGGACCTTCAGAAGGCCAAGCAATCGTTCATTCGGAACAATTCAAGAGATGGGATGACTGACGTAATCAAAGCAATGGGACTTGTGTAAGTCCTTAACAATCAAACGCAGTTTACTCTTACTTATGGCTATTCTTACTGAACCCCAACTTAGCGGTCGCGGTCTACGCGAAGACTTGATGGACATGATTGCGCTCGTTGACGCAAAGGACACTCCTTTTACGTCGATGGCTCGCAAAGGCAGCAAGCCCGGAAATATGTACTTCCGCTGGCAGTCTGACTCGCTTCCTACCCCTCAGGTAGGTGGTGTGGTGGACGGCACGGACGTTTCCACCTACGACAACTACGTCGTTGGCTACCGCGCTGAACTCGCCAACTACGCGCAGGTTTTCCGGCGTGCAGTGCGCGTGTCCCGCCTCACTCAGGACATCGCTGATGTCGCAGGTGTGCGTGATGAACTGGCTGACAACGTCAGCAAGGGCATCACTGGCATCAAGCGTGACATGGAAGCGACCTTCACGTCGAACCAGCTCTCGCAGCAGGACAACGGCACGACTCAGGCCTACCGCACCGCTGGCGTGCAGACCTGGATCAGCACCGCTGGTACTGGTACGCCAACTCCCGGAGACATCCCTTCGATCTTCCGTACTCCTACGACCTCGATCCTCACTGGTGCATCCAGCGGGTTGACGGACGCAGGCGTGCAGGGGCTTCTGAAGTCGATCTTCGACCAGACTGGCCACTACACCAGCTTCGACGCCATCGTTGGAACTGACCTCAAGCGTGCCTTCACCGGCCTGCTCGGGACCACGGCTCTGACCACGGTCAGCAACTCCAGCAACACGCTTGCTGCTGGTGCGACCAAGGTGCAGACCTTCCAGCGTGACGCTGCTGCTGACACCTTCATCCAGAGCTTGGACGTGTTCCAGGGTGACTTCGGAACGGTGCGTCTGCATCCTTCCACGTTCATCGGAACTGTGTCCGGCACAACCTGGACGCCTACGCCTTACAAAGGTCTTGTGCTTGACATGAACCTCATCGAGGTTCGCTACGGCGGCAACGTCGCTAACGTCACTGCACTGCCCGATTACGGTGGTGGCCCTGCTCGCCTCATCGAAGCCGTCGCTGGCTTGGTTGTTGGCAACCCGCTCGGCCTCGGGAAATTCGACTACTCCTCCTAGTAGTTGTTGATCAGTGACACCTACTTAGTGGTGTGACAGCCGGGAGAGACCGGCAGCGACACCTGCGTGGTCTGACCTTATCGGGCTAGAAGTGGTGTGACAGCCGGAGAGACGGCACCATTTTACTATGATTACAATCCCTACTGACTTAGTGCCTCAACTTGAACAAGAGTTGCGTAAAGGCTGGCAAAAGAACCGTATTGAAGCGGAAGTGCAGGCCAAGCAAAACGAGAAGATCAATAAGCAGAGGCACAGGTCAATTGAGGGGCTGGGTCAACTGACTGCTCGTATACCTCCCACAGCTTACCACTTTTGGGGCCAGAAGCTCGGATATGAATGCTGGAACGATAAAGCGTTCATGGATGAGTTTTTGCGTGACAATCCTGAGTGTCGAGTCAATAGTGGAGGGACCAAAGAGATCCACGTTGGCTGGACGCCAACAAATGTTCGTTCCCGTACCGTTTATCAATGAAGACCGTCCCGTTTAGCGACATTCTTGCTTCTGTCTGCCAGCTTGTTGGCTTGGATCGCACTACGCTAAACGATAAAGCCTTTGGTGCTATCCGAGACTTTACTTGGAGACGCATGTCAGTGATCTGGGATCGCGAGGAGTGGCCCGATGTGCAAAGATACATGTACACTTGGCCAGGGATGCCGGTCGAGTCGATTGAGTCTGGGTTGAACATCCTTGCCACAGAGACGAACATTCCGCTGTCCACGGAAGACTCGGAAGACTTCTTCACCGAGAACGATCTTAACACGAACACGACGCGGATCAACTTTGATACCAACTTCAAGCGGATCTACCTGCAAGATTTCCTGCATGACAGGTACAAACTTGGCACTGTGGGAGATTCCTACGCCAAGTTCTTAAACCCGTTTTATGGTTCTGTGGATGACGGACCATTAACATCTGTTGGCGAGAATCAATACAACTTTACTTATTCAACTGCCACTGATGAGATTGGTGAGTACATCACAAATATCGTGATTGAGGTTGAGTTTACTAGCACGAACTACTTCACCTACTCGGGACCGAACTCACCCCTGACGACGAAGGTGTTGTTCATGGACAACCAGCAGTTGCTCATCCAGATCCCACAGGGATCACTGCAAGGCTTGGCCATCTACACAAACGATCCTCGTCAGACGACTAGGGCAATCCCGCTGCCGTTCATCGCGGAAGACTTTGCTGACCAGACGCCCCAGAGCTTCGGGGATGACGTTAACTACCTACGCACCTTCAATACATCGAAGCAGTTTGTGCAGTATCGCCTGACACCTCCGCGCATGTTTGGGGTGAAGTACGATCCGATCGTAGCTTATACGGCTGGCTCACAGATCTACTTTGATCTTGGGCAGAATAGCGGCAACTACACCATTGGCGACAAGACCAAGGCAAGCAACGGGAACTTCTTCGTTGCCAGAACCAACGCGTCTGCTGGCGTGACGCCAGCCAATCAGACCTCCGAGACTTGGCAGATCCTTGAGATCCCGGCGCGTTTCCGTGACTACTTGGCTAACGCTGTATCCTCGGACTTCCTTAAGTCTGAAGGTCGCGCTGAAGAGGCTGTGGTGCTTGAGCAGTTGGCTGAAACGGCCATCCAGCAGCAGATTGACGTTCTCATCCGTCAGCAGGCACAGAACCAGCGCCTAAACATGGCTTACACCTACTAAGATGATTACTCGATTTCTTAGAAAACGAAACCCAAACGTATCGCTTGATGTGAACAAGAACTTTGCTCGCATTCAAGTCAGAGGCAATTCACAGACATTCCAGTACAAGAAAATAGATATTCCAGTATCTGCTCGTATCTTGACACAAGCGGATGATTTTCTTAATACTGAGGCTAGCGAGCGCATAAACATTGGTTAACCATGAGCATCAAAATTTCCAATCTTCCAGCAGCCGTTGCTGTAAACAATGAGGATCTTATTCCCATTGTTCAAAATGGTACGACCAAGAAAGCAACAGCAGTTCTAGTGCGCCCAGTGTTTGGTACGGCAGCAGGAACAACCTGCGAAGGTAACGACGTTCGCTTGAGTGATCCGCGCACTCCGATTGGCACTGCAAGCGGTGATCTTACCAACGAGTATCCTGGGCCGGCGCTAACGACGACTGGCGTTGTTGCGTTTACCTACGGTGGAGCTGCACAGGTTGGCCAGTTTACAGTAGACGCCAAGGGGCGCATTACAAGTGCTGCTTCTGTGGCAATCACCCCGGCTGCTATTGGGGCGCTTTCGCTTGCGTCACTCGGCGCAAACGTCTCGACGTTCCTTGGCACGCCATCGAGCGCAAACTTGGCCGCTGCTCTGACAGATGAAGTTGGCTCTGGCTCAGTAGTCTTTGCAAGTGGCGTCACTGGTTCTGGCTCGGCAGTTCTTGGCACTAGCCCAACGATTGGTGGCCCCACCATCAACGGGTACATCGAAGGCAACACGGACATCGGCGTTGTTGGCGCATCTGCGACACTGAGCATTGCCAGCAGCACGGTGCTTACGGCTACGCTCACGGCTGCAACACAAACGACGTTCACGATGCCAGCCGCAACCGCAGGGAAGGCGTTTACGTTGTATCTCAAGCAGCCTGCATCTGGAGCCATTGGTTCTGCCGTGTTTACTGGTGTGAAGTGGCAAAATGGAGGCGCACCTATCATTACCGAATTGAATGGCAAGCTGGACATCCTTCCGTTTGTCTCTGATGGAGTCAACTGGTACGGATCTTTCGCTCAAAACTTTGAATACTAAGTCGCTATGTCTGATATCAAAATCTCTCAACTTCCAGTAGCAAGTATCGTCAACGATGCGGATATCGTTGTCTTGAACCAAGGTGGCGACACCAAGACTGCTGCGAAGAGCCTTATCGTTGCTGGACTGGCTACGACGGATCAAGTATCTGGGTTTACAAATAGCGCACAGGTTGAAGCACTCGCTTCCGCGCAGATCGCTGCGATCACACCAGCAAGCATCGGGGCGTTTGCAACCAGTGATGTCATCGCTATCAGTAACGGCGGAACCGGGGCAACCGACGCGGTCAGTGCGCTGACTAACCTCGGCGGCATCACTTCCGCTCAAGTGCCTGCGTTTGACACTCAGCAGCTAAATGCTTATGTGTTGAAAGCTGGATCAACGATGGACGGTCGCCTTATCATGGCGGCTACGACAGACCAAGCCAAGGCAAACATTGGTGGGGCTCTTGCTGGCGTTGCCGCTCCAGCAAGTACGATTGCAGGAGACGTTTGGGTCAGCAACCAGAGCAAGCTGACGTTTTCCCCATCCACAGGTACGGCGATAACTGTTGCTGGACTTTCACAACAAAACACGTTTAACCAAACCCAAACAATTGGAGTTGGCGGAGCTGTAAACTCGCTTACGGTTAGCAATAACGGCACAGGTCGCGCTGCTACGTTTACAGCCAACTCCACTGCACCTGCTGTTGCAATTACGCAGTCTGGCACAGGCGCTGCACTTTCGGTGGATAGCAAAGGGATCTCGTTCTACGATGGCACGGTTCAAACAGGCGGCACGGGCCATTATGTGACCGGGTTGGCGGCCTTGGTAAATCAATCTGGAACGTCAAACACTGGCGTCACGCCCAACACGTTCACTTACTCTTCTACTAATACCGTTCAACTTGACGGTGTAACTGTTTCTCTTGGAGTTGTGGTGCTTTTTACAGCTCAAGCTGATTTAAAACAAAACGGGCCGTGGATCGTGACCGCGATGAACGTAAGCGGCGTTTCTGGAATAGTCTTAACTCGCCCAACATGGTTTAGCGGCACGATCTATCAGGGCGTTACAGTTAGCGTTGGCGCTGGAAACACACGTTCTGGATACATCTACAATGTGGGCAAGCCCACAAATGGAGCCATCGCCGTTGGCTCAAGTGACATTTCTGTATCTCTTGTCAACAACAACCAGAACGCGCTTACGACAGCCCAGATCACTGGCTTTGCGACCACTTCACAACTCGGTGGCTACGCGACTACTTCGCAGATTCAAGGAATCGCTTTCACATCACAGTTGTCTGGTTTTGCCACAACTGAACAGCTTAGTGGCTACGCAACTACAACTCAGCTTGACGCGCTTCAACCTGCGTTGACATCTGCCGCGCCCCTGGCGCTTTCGCAGGGTGGCACAGGAGCAACGACTGCGGTCGCTGCGTTGTCTAATCTCGGGGCGTTGTCTGCTACGGCTGCTGCTGGCGGAGATCTATCTGGCAACTACCCGAACCCAACGGTGGCGAAGATTCAGGGGTATGCGCTATCCTCTAGTGCGCCAGCAAGCGGACAAGTGTTGACATGGGACGGATCTGCATGGACGGCTACAGCTCCTGCTGCTGGCGGGTCTGGCGGCGGTGGAGTGCTGTTCTACTTCAATTACGGCACAAACCCGGATGCGCCTGCTCCTAGTGGGTCAAAAGAACTTGGGCGTACCGCTGAAGTTGCGCAGACAAGCGTCACTAGTGGCACGCTAACCACTGGCGTGTGGACTGAGATTGCTGGGTTTGTCTCGGACACGCTGGACCCAAATCTTGAGTTTTTGCCAGCGGGATTGTTTGACTTCAACGTCTGGTGCCGGGGCACAGCGAACGTAAATGCACCTACCTCGCTGCGTGTAATTGTAAACAAATGGGACGGCACAACGTCTACGGCTATCGCTACGTCTGGCAGTGCTATCGTTAGCAACAACGGCACAAGCGTGCAGACGGCTATTTCGCTGGTTATCCCACAAACGGACATCACGGCCTCAGATCGTCTGTACATCGTCATTGAAGCTCAAGCGACTGGTTCTGGCCACACGGTTACCGTCGATTTCGGTGACAGCACTCCTTCGCACGTTCACACGACGATCCCATCCGTGGGTGGCACGGGTGTGGTGAAGGTCATTAACGGCGTTCCGCAGAACCCAGCGTCGCTCATTACTGACTCGGACGTCTCGACTGCCGCGCCCCTGGCACTGAACAAGATTCAGATGGGTCAGGTGAGCGTTCTTGCCGGAGACGGCTTGACCGGTGGCGGAGATCTTTCAACGAGTCGCACGCTTGCGCTTGCTACCACCGGGATCGCTGCTATCACGGCAGGATCATCCTCGGTTGTGCCTGTCATTACGACCAACATCTACGGTCAAATCACGGC